GGGTACGAGGATGAGTGATTATAGCGCATCCCAAGAGAACATCATGCGTTCATTCCCCATTGCGCTCTCCAAAGACCCTAAAATGGTTGCCCTGGCAATGACAACGGCAAAAGTTCTCGCGGACAGGCGCAGCGAAATTTCCGCCGTGCTGATTTACAACCGCATCGATGAGCTGCCGGAGGACTTGCTGGACATTCTGGCGCATGATTTCGCCGTGGACTGGTACGACTACGATTTGAGCCTTGAGGCCAAGCGCAGGACTATCAAGACGATGATGTATATCCACCGTCACCGCGGCACAACGGGCGCAGTGGAACAGGGCATCTGCAACGTCTACCCCGGCAGCCGCGTGGAGGAATGGTGGCAGTACGGCGGCGAACCGTACCATTTCCGCATTATCCTCGACATGGGGCAGGCACCCGAAACGCTTGTTGATACAGACCGCATGATGTGGGCGATAGGCTACTACAAAAGCCTGCGCTCCCACAATGACGGCGTGTATTACCAATCCTCGTTTGTGATAGAGGTCGGGTGCAGCACGGGCTATGTTGTCTATGCCGTGCGCATTTGCGGTACTTATCCGCATAAGGCAACACGCGGCGGGATTGCTGACGGCAATATCGTCATCGAGACGGACGAGTGGGGCAACGCCTACACTCACCCCAGGACGGGCGAGCTTACTGCTGGTACATTTCCGCACACCGCCACACGCGGTGGTACTGACAGCTCGGCCATTGAGGTAGTGACCGATGAGGCCGCGGCGGCGTACTCGCCGCAACGTATCACTGGCACCTATCCCCGTACCGCCACACAGGGCGCGGATATGGGCGAGGGCATTGCCGTTGTTACGAGCGAGTACGGCGCGGCCTATAAAGCACCCGCCACAGGCGACGTCACAACGGGTACATATCCCGCAACGGCAACGCAGGGCGGCACAACAGACGGTGGCTTAAGTGCCGGAGAATCCGGCTCCGGCGCAGCATACACCATTAAACGGTGCGGCAGCACTCCGGGCAGTTTTATGTGAGGTGATTTTTTATGATCGACACCGCCGGCTTCGCGGATCTGCGGAGCTACATCAAGCGCAGGATTGCTTACGCGCAGTACCGCGTCGGCACTACCTACTACAAGACCAACCTCTCCAGCGTTGAAATCATGAGCGACGGCACCGTCCGTGCGCACATTGCAATCACTGGCTTGGGGCAGGTCACGGTGAACCGCGTGGAGCTGTACAACTCCGACGCCCAGCTCTGGGCGCACGAGGACGTGAACATATCCATCAATGTTGGCCAAACAGGTATTTTGTACTGGTTTGATTTTACCGTGACCGAGAAAGAAAAGGAGACGTGAGCTCATGATTGATATGTACGAAAGAATCAACTGGCTCGACCATGTGCGCGAACCTGACGGCCGCTTTTACATCAACAAGCAGGAGGACGGCACATACACCATTACTCCCGCCGGTGAGGTGATGCAGGAGGGTACGCCGCAAGACCAAGACCATTTCAACCGCATGGACGCGGCCATTTGGGACATTTACGCGGCGTTCGGTATGCTGCTTAACGCTGTACGGCAGCAGGGCTGGCAGCTTGATGAGGACGTTGCCACGGTGGATAACTCCTGGCAAATCCTCACTGGCACGGTCGCGCTGACAAACAGCGGCACCTACCCCTACAACAACAGCAAAAAGAGCGTAAGCCTCAGCAATAACATGGGCAGCACGAACTACCTTGTTATGACTGAGGTTGTTTCGTCTGTCGGTCCCGTGGGAGATGTCGAGGTCAGTGACAAGCTCATCAATGGCTTCAAGCTGAGCTATAACGGCTCGGCTACAAGCGCGTCTATTAAATACATTGCAATCGGAGGTACGCAGAAATGATTATCGTTGAGAAAAACGAGGGCACGAAAATCCCTTATGAGGAAATCGGCAACAAAATCTGTTTTGACGATGACCTGACTATCAACCTTGCAAAGCGCGAGGAAGACCACGCCGTGCATATCGACATCTGCTACGACAAGCAGGGTGAGCTGGTTATCGGTGCCGCCGCCGGGCGCAGTTATGTGGCCGAAATCGACATCCCGCAGCGCGAGTACACCCAACCCGAAGCTGAGGAAACCACCGAAGCGGAAGATGTCGAGGGCGGAATGACGCACGCGAACAGCACCCCCAGCGAACCTGTGCCGTTTGACATGGACAAAGTAACGCTCACACTGTGGGCTATCGACTAACAGGAGGAAACAACTATGGCTGCAAATTATGACCTGACTAATCTGGCTGTCACTGGCCTTGCCCCCGGCAATGAACTGATTTACGACAACGCTGGCCTGCCGTCTATCATGGTCAAAATCCCCAAGCTGACTTATGCCGAGCTTGGCATGGGCGACAGCACCGCCGTTCACCCCGCGTTCATCGTCAACGGCACCGAGGTGGACGCGATTTATATTTCCAAGTACCTCAACATCGTGCAAAACGGCCTCGCCTATTCCGTGGGCGGCGTTGACCCGAAAGCAAACGTCACGTTCGACCAGGCGCGCCAGTACTGCGAGGACAAGGGCGAGGGCTGGCACCTTATGACCCGCATGGAGTGGGGCCTTATCCTGCGCTGGTGTGTCTCCAACGGCGTGTTGCCCAAAGGCAACAACAACTACGGCAAACACTCCAGCGAGAGCGTTTACAAGGCTATCCCTACTTATTTCGAGAGCGGCAAACGCTGCCGCACTGCAACGGGCACTGGCCCGCTGACGTGGTATCACGACCAGTCGCCTGCGGGCATTGCTGACCTCGTTGGCGATATCTGGGAGTGGAGCGGCGGTATTCGCTCCGTGTACGGTGAGCTGCAAATCCTCGCCAACAACAACGGTGCGGACAGTGCACACAGCCAGAGCGCGACCTCGACCGAGTGGAAAGCAATCAACGCCTCGGACGGTACACTTATCACCCCGAACGGCAGCGGCACGACCAGCGGCTCTGTCAAAATGGACTATATTAGCAACAAGCTCGTATATTCCACCAGCATCACCAATCAGGCAGATGCCTCTGATTATGAAACTGATGCAAATATCACCTGCGACAGCACGATTGGCGCAAACGCCAAACTGATTTTGCAGGATTTGGGTATGCTGGAATACGGCACAGGTGAGCTTGAGGATTCCAATGGCAACTGGTTTGATAACGGCGCAGCCGAGCGTTGCTTCTTCTCCGGCGGCGGCTGGGTCAGCTCCACTTGCGGGCTCGCGTCTTTCGACGGCCTCGACCCCCGCTCGCATTCGGGGGCGGGCCTCGGTTTCCGCTCCGCTTATGTCAAACTGCCTGCTGCTTAACTGTGTGCTGTTTGCCGCGCGATAGCGCGGCACGTTCTCTCGGCTCCGCGAAGCGGAGCCGTTTATAAAATTGATTTTTCGGCTTTTATCTCCGCGAAAGCGGAAATATCAGCCGAAATGCTTCTTTTCCGCTGAAATCTTGTTATACTTTACCGCGCGAACGGAGGGATAGACGTGGCCGAGGAATTGAAACTCATCGAAAAAATAGTTGATATGATGGACTACGCCTATCCCGCCCTTGCGCAGTATCCGAAATCGGAAAAATTTGCGCTCGTGACGGATATAAAACGCATCATGGATTTGATGCTTGAATTATGCGTTGACGCGCAAAAACACTACTACAAAAAGACCACACTGCAGCAGCTCGATGTAAACATTGCGAAACTCAAAGTTTATATTCGGCTTTCCCACAAGTTGGGGTTTCTGCCCGATAAAAAGTATGAGGTATGGAGCTGCAAAGTGGTCGAAATCGGCAAGATGCTCGGCGGTTGGCTGAAAACCGTCAACAGCCAGCCGAAGAACATGGGGAATCGGCCATGACGTTGCTTCTACTCCGGCGGCAACTGGAACAACTCCACTTACGGGCTCGCGTCTTTCAACGGCAACAACCCCCGCTCGAATTCGAGGACGAACCTCGGTTTCCGCTCCGCTTTACCCCCACGTCAGATGTCGCAGACTTACGGGTTTGCCTCCAGCACAGGGTATAAAGGGGTCGATTTCCGTGGTCGCTGATAAGCAGCGGCCTATAAACATCAGCCGTCTTGCCAGTGTTCCGATGCGATACGCATACGGCACTCGTGGGGCGGCGACCTCAAGGAGATGGACAAATTGGAAAAGCACAGACACGTTTTCGAGCGATTTGCTACATTCGGGAATATGTATGACGGTTACCTGATGGCTCGCCGACATAAGCGGACACAGGATTGCGTGCTTGAGTACACCAACCTCCTTGAGGATAATTTGATAGATTCGGTGAACAGGCTCCAATGGCACGAATACCAGACGGGGAAGCTGCACCAATTCTATGAATATTACCCTAAGCTCCGAATAATCAGCAGCCTGCCCTTTTATGACAGGGTCATCAACTGTGCCGCGTACAACGTGCTGTGGCCGATTTATTCAAAGTCGATGTACGAGTACAGCTACGGCAGTATGCCGGAGCGTGGCCCCGTTCTGGCGGCAGAGGATGTACAAAATTGGATGCGCGCCGCCGGGCGGTGGCATGGAGATTGGTATATTGTCAAAATGGACATTGCCAAATTCTTCTTCCGCCTGCCTATCGACGTGCAGCTGCGGGAGCTTGGGCGGCCTCTGGACGACCCTGACATGATGTGGTTTTTGGAAACGGCGATACGTTGTGACGGAAGGCCGCTGGGCTTGCCCATTTACTGCACAG